TTCATCTATTATAGCAAACAGAAAAGCCCAGCCTTTTGGGCTGGGCTAATCTTATATTAAGTTGTATTATGCTGGGATTGTACGATCTACGATCTTACCGTAAGAACCGTTGTCATTTGGAAGCAAGCGGAATGAGACTTCAAACATTGTTGCCTCGTCACGCTTTGCGCCTACTGTTACGCTCTCAATTGAGAGTGCACGGTATGCAACGTAAACTCTTTCGATCTGATCAGATGCTGCACAGTCACCTGTTCCTGGACCAACTGCTACCAAACCACGCTCAACTGGACATTCTCCAATGTCACCTGCTGAAAGGTTAAGTGTTGGGTTTCCTGAAACTGTTGTAAGATTCTCATCCTTGCTTGCGAGAGCAAAAAGAAGATTCTCTAGTGTTGATTCTGCGAATGTAGTATTTAGGTTAACCTGCATGCCTTGCTTGAACAACTTAGCAACGTCAAGAACCTGGTCTACTGAAACTTCACCGAAATCTGGCTGGAACTGTAGTTCCAAACCATTCATTGTGTAACCTACGTTACGGAACCCTTCCTCATCGGAAAGAGTTGTCTTGTAGGACACACCTGCAGAGTATCCTGGAAGGACTCCTGCTTCTGGTAGAACACCGTCTTCGTATGTGAAGAGCGCTGCTGCACCAACGATGATATTATTGCTAGTACCACGTGTATATGCCATGTATTTCACCTCTTTATTTGTTTAGAATTAAAAGGCGTGTTTCCTCGTTAACAATTATACAGCCTTTTTATTAGTTTACTGAGTCGATTATGTCTTGCATTTGATGGTAGTCGTAGTCGATAATTATCTTATTACCCGCATAGGTTCGGGCTGTTCCGAAGTCGACTATATCCCGTGCCTCTTCTAACTGATATATCTTAAAGTCGTGGAAGTAGAACTTACAAGACATGCCATCCAAGGTCTTGCCCTTAGTCCAAGCATTAAGTTCTTGAGCACTCTCATCCCCTCTATCTAAAAGCCTCATTATAGCCTCTTGAATCTTAATCATTCTTAGACTTGGACTTAATCCTGTAGCATAAAAATAATATAATAATTGTTCGCATTTTATATGTGGGAATGGGCTTCTCCGCATACGAAACATCCTATCATATACAGCCATTGTACCGTTTTCTGGAAATTGTGTCTGTAGCGTTTCTAATGTTGATGGGCCAGTAGGAAAAAATGGAACAATATCTGGGGATATGTCAAAAATTTGCCAATCATCAGGACTTGCATTGGGGGCTTTATTTGTTGATCCTCTTTTAGCAACATAATAAAAACCGAAATGTCCAACTAAATCATTTGTGCTGTAGTTAATGCTATTATTCCACAGGCCTTTATTATTGAATTCTTCTAATATTAAGATAGAAAGTTTTTCTTGAAGGTATTTATTAATCCATAGCACTGGTGTATTTAATACTGATGTTGATTCTGTCATTTAATTGCCCCCGCATTTGCTACCCACTGATATCCAGCCTTTAATCCTACAGATCTTCCGCCACGTTTTCCTGCGTTTAAATTTTTTGCATAAACCTTTGGATACTTAAAGTATTGTCCAAGACCACTTGACTCCAAAAATGATTGTCTAAAGTAAACTCCAAAGAAATTAGAGATGACATTTTTAAACTGTCCCTCTGTTTGTCCTCCAGGATTTTCAACCCTAACTTCTCTTGAAGTAAACATTTCTTCTCCGTTTATTTCAAACCTTAATGCCTGTGCCCTTGTTGGTTTAATTGTTACACCAATACCCTTTTCCATAACTTCTGCTTTGTTATAAAATGGAACATTAGATCCATTCTTAATTGATGTGGACTGCTTTAATGATGATCTAAATGTTAAACCAAGATTGCTAACTGTAAAATCAATATCAAATAATCTTGCTTCTGGGCTTCCAGTTCTATGCCATTCGTATACGTGATGTAGTAGTTCTGGAGACACTCTTGCGTTTGCATCTACAAACTGTGATGCTAACTCTGATATCTGTGGCCCTAGTGTTGCATACATAGCCTTCTTTCCACGACCAATCCCATCAATGAAACCAGTGGAGTAGTTTATTATATTGTTCATTTCTTTCTGAAACTGTCTACTATTAAAATGTATCTTTAACATTAAACATCTACCGCCTGATTTTCAGACCTACGAATAATTAATTTATAATAATCTACATTTCCAAACGGACCAGTAAATGGATCTTGTGTTGCTATTTCAAATATTGTAGACTTACCTGCACGTGGGCCTGACGTTTCTGTGTATATCTCATTGCAATTTTTATCACGAATGTTTGTAATAATAACATTGGTAATTGAGTTACGAGCCTCTAAACTTGAAATTCTAATATCAGTTTTAGCACGTCCAAGCAGTATCTTATCCTGTGTAATATTTATATTTGGAACAACTTCTTCTTTAAATGCTGTACCTGCTGGAGCAAAAGAACATGCAATTGTTCTATCTAATATCCAAGTCTTTTTAACTTCACCATAGACACCCTGCTCAACTATTGGGTGATAAACATCTGCTTGCATTGGAAATGCGAAGTCTGGAGTTTCGCATATTACCATTATAGAACCCCGACGAACTCAATCGGTTTACGATACTTATCCAATATCTTATCGACTAATAAATTTCCAGTGCCGTCAAATACAGCCTTATCAAACTGAATTCTAAATTGGTCTGTGTTGTATGAACCAATGTATCTCTTGTAATAATCTAACTTGCCACAATCAATGTCATGTATTAGTAACTCTGTTGCTCTTACTATATCTGATGGAACCTTATGATATCCAACCTCTAGTTCTATCTTATAATCCCAACCTCTTGGGAAGCCTCTTTCTGAAAAAAGAAAATCTAAATAATCTGTAGGTGATCCAGGATAAAGAATTGGATTTGATTCGTTTCTATTAACTAAGTCTGGATACTTTGTTGTAACTGCAGATCCGTCTGAAGTTATCTCAAACACAAAAGTGGAGTTTTCTACATCATCTGCATCATAAACCAAAACATTGTTTTCATAAACCTTTAAAATCTTTTTTGCATTTACCCAAATAGGAATATAATCTAATCCCAAACCAGTTGTCTCAATTGTCTTTTTTCTAAAATAGAAATCTACATCACAAACCGAGTCTATTATTGCTCTTGCTAATTCTTCGCTCTTTCTATATGCTTGTACTTCTGTAGCAGTTGATCCATTATCATTTGGGTTTGAGTATGGTCTTACTACATCTACATATGTGTCTTCTCCGCCTACCGTGACTTTATACTGACCGTCATATTTTGAAGACAGTGGTATTGTTATTTTATTTGAAGCATCTGAAGTCGCTATTCCGACTACCTCTGAAGAGTCCGCCATATCAATAATTGTATAGTTATATACTGTAGACGCTGATTCAACATCAAGCGTTACACTTAAATTGTATGGCGGAACTCTCAGAATCTCCATTTAGTTGCCAAACTCCTTGGCTACTTCTTCTGGTGTAGCAAGTCTAACATGGCTACGTGTTAACCACTTTTCAGCCTGGTCTGGTGTAACGATGTTATATCCACGATATACCTTACCAACTGAACTCCAACTTACGTTCTTTGTAGAGTAAATTGCTACTGTCTTATTTGACTTCTTTGGAGAAGCATCAGCAGCCTTTTTGACTGGACGTGGTGTTGCTGTAACACCGATTACGCCATTGTCTATTGCTCCTACAGCCTGGACTGTATCACTTGAAGATGCGCTAAGATCTGCTGTTGTAATAGCATCAGAAGACTCTGGTACTTCAGAAACTGATGCCTCAACATTATTTTCTTGAGCAACCGCTTCAACGTTGGTTGATGGCTGATTGTTTTCTAACTTGTACTTTTCCCAAGCATTTAGTTCCTGGGGTTGTTCTGCATTATTGTTTTCTTCCATTATTTACCTCCTTGTGACTATTATAACAGAATAATAAAAAGTTAAGAGGGGGAGGAGAATTAACCCCTTCCCCCTCTCAAAGGTTACTGCTTACAGATTATGCATCTGCTGCAGAGTCTGCCCATGCGATTGCATCTTCTTCTTCCCATTGGATACCGAAGCGAACGAATACAGTATATTCAATTGTATCCTTCTTCGCAACGTATTCACGGTTTACGATGATATCACGCTGGAAGCCCCAAACACGGTTCTGTGGGAATGTCAAGTCGACATAACCTGCAGGGTAGTAAGGAACTTCTTGGACATCGATACCTAGAACACGAGTTGTACGTGCTCCACCGAATGTCTGACCAGCACCGTCTAGGTAAGACTGTGTGTTGGCTGATGTGTTACCATTCTTGCCAAGTGCTTCAGCGATAGCATCTGAAAGAGTACCGTTATTCTTAACGATACCTGCGAATGCATCTGTACCTACATAGAACTTAAGATTGTTCTTAAGTGCACGGTACTTGCGTGGCATAGCGAGAATGATGTCCTGCATTACTGCAGGTGTCCAAGCATTGTCAGCAACAGTGATTGCTGCTTCATGCGAGTCTCCATTGTCCTTGTGCTTCTTGATGAAGCCAGGCATAATAGAAAGGAACGGTGCGGTTGTACCATCACCGTTAATTGCAAGATCTTCAATGTCATTTGCGAATGCATTTGTCATCAAGCGAACGAGATGATCTTCTAATGCACCACCCTCGACATTGTCTTCTAGTGCTTCAGCAGATACTTCCCAATCTAGACGAATCTTCTTGGTTGTAAGTTCTACCTTTGAGAATGTGGCACCAGTGTTTGTATAGTTTCCAACTGCTTGAGCAGCAGCACGGATTACACGCTCACCGACGTTGATCTTCTCTAATTCCATGGTGTTTGCTCTCATCGTCACACGACGACCATCTTGAGCGAGAACTGTAGCATCCCAAACGTAGTCAATAAAACGACGT